CAACCGCATGCTCGACACTCCGGTCTACTGCTGTGGCGTCATAGGCGGTAGGAGGGATGCCGTGGCCGACCTTCTCTGGGCCTCCTACATGCTGTGTAGGGCACCCATCTTACAGTACGGCACTAATGGGATCGCCGACCAGTCTGCCATGAACCTAGTCTTGTCCCTCGACGCGTTCATCAGCAAGACTTCTTTCCAAGACACCAACAGTCAGTGGGTGTGTCACCTCGGTACGTCTACCCATGCAATCACAGAGGGCTCCGGTGAGATAGGCCAGCACTTCGCTAGGGGGTACACTACCGAGAAAGACATCAAGGGCTCCATGGTGTGTCCAGACCCCGCCCTACTCGGTGACGGGTCAGTAGTGAACCAGTTTGGCTTGCAGTTCTCTATCGTACACCAGTACGACCGTGCCAGTAAGTTCAGAGAGGCTATGGAGAAAAAGTTCGGATGATAATTCGCAGGGCGACGAGGAAAGACTATCCTAAGATACTCGAGATAGAGTACTCCAGCTTCACCACCGACTTCATTACCGAGGACCAGCTCAAGGTGAGCACTGAGACCTACGTATTGGAAGTAGATGGAGAGGTCGTCGCCTATGCTCTCTGGTACTTTAATTATGATAATATTTCAGGAAACTGCTATCTATACAGTCTCGCAGTGAATAAATATAACAGACGTAAGGGATATTCACGACTGCTACTTGATAAATTCATTTCCACTGAGAGTTCGACACACTCCCTCCACGTCTCATCTGACAACCAATCAGCCATATCTCTTTATGAGTCATGCGGATTCACGATCGTTGAGACGGTAGACAACTTTTACGAGGACGGGAGGTCAGCATTGTATATGCTGAAGGAACATGAAGACCAAGATAAACCACTTCTTCGGGAGACAAGACGCGTTCGACCTTCAGCTGGTTAAACTCAGCATGGAGCTCGGAGACACGCCTGAGAGCGTGGCTCTCGACAACGGTTGGTCTATCTACGACGGAAAGTGGATGCAGTCCCGTCTGACTCGAATCAGAGTAGACGCATTCATCAAGACTCCAAAGCCAATCAAGGGACACACTGTCGAGTATGTACCTACTATGGAGAAGACTCCAGAGGTTGACCGTGTGTACGAGGCATTCCTCGAAGCGAGAGGTTTCAAGCCTCACTTTGACCTGTACTGCGACCTCGATAGGGCTTCCCTAGTCTCCATCAAGAAAGACGGAGTCATGGTCGCCTTCACCAAGTTCATTGAGTACGACGGCGGAGTCGAGAGCCAGTTCACAGCTTGGGACTACGCTGAGCCAAAGCTGTCGCTTGGTCGCAAGATAGTAGACTTTGAGATCCAGTTCGCCAAGGACCTTGGACACGAGCACATCTACTTCGGTCCAGGCTACGACGAGAGCTCCTTTTACAAGGCGGGCTTTCCTGGATTTGAGTGGTGGGACGGAGATTCATGGAGCACGGACAAGGATAAATATCTGGATCTATGCAGATCAGACGCGTCCGTCAATACCCTAGAGGAGCTCAATCAGCTCTTCAAGAAGGAGTAATCATGAAGCTTCCAAGAAAGCTGTCCTTTCGTGAGTATAAGTACCTCACGGACCCGAAGTTCAAGAGACTGTTCAACAGACCATACAAGGTAGTCAAGACCTTCGACGTACCATACGTGGGTGGGTACTCCAAAGACGGAAGCACAGTCTACTTTGACAGGCACGCCAACTTGAAGATGCCGAACGGCAAGGACATCCAGAAGTTTCTTGAGATGCACGAGAAAGTCGAGAAGGCCCTCATCGACGGGTTCGGGTTAAAGTACCAGCAGGCCCACCTCATCGCGACTGCAGTAGAGCACGACGCGGTAGTACAGGCAGGGATCAACTGGGAAAAGTACAGCAGGTTCATCGACAAGTACATCAAGCTGGACGGTCACGAGAAGCTCACGAACGTCCCAAAGGACTTAGACCTAAAGCCCTACAAAGATGAGCGAGACAATCGACTAGTCATCACTCTCGGTAAGATGGAAAAAGCTAAGGTATAAAAAAGGAGGGGATGATCCCCTCCTTTATCTTTATGTGCTACATTTGACTTAGCACCATTCTACAATACTTTGACTTAGTCGGCTTATGGTTTAAGCCAGCATTGTAGACTGTGGAAGCGCCGCAGAGGTTGCCGTCTGCTACCTTTAAAGCTTCGCTGAGGTACCTCATACTGAATTCAAGGTTGATCTCAGGCATTGCAAGCTCTTGACACTTACCGGTAAATCCCACATCTCGTGCCGTTGAGCACTTGATTTGACCGAGTCCATATTCTCCATGAGAGCCCCTCAATTTAGGGTCATAGTTGGACTCTACCTTGACCACCGCGTGCGCGAATCTCTCAGGCACTCCGTGGTCTGCCGCCTTTCTCGATACCATTTCTTGGATTGATTCTTGGGCGTGAGCCCTTCCAATTGAGACCATCGGTACGTAGTCGTTGATGGTCAGTGTAGGCATCGATAGCAATGCAGCGGCTGCAATTGCTGCTATCTTCATTTATTCTCCTTAGGGTTGGGGCATCGGTTCTGCCAATACCTTACTTCGCACCAAAGGATACAGTGCGATTTATTATTTATGATGATAAGAATTAGAAGCTTTCTTCTCGAGCTTCCACGTGATCCGTCGGGCTCTCTTCCGAGACCTCAGGTGTGTCGACGATGAAGAACGTGATGTCCTCGTCGACGTCTTCTCTAGGCTGCAGGAGCCTACGAGCTTTACCGAGAGACTTAACTACCTCTCTAATAGTCTTCTGTACTACGGCGTCGTTGTGACCCATCTCAAGGTCCGTCAGCGCGCCTTCTAGGTTGTAGTCCAGTGAATACTCAATGTGGTACTTAGAGCCGTCTGCTCCGACCTGAACCTTAGGCTTGGGGAACAGGATCTCTGTGAGCTCTGCGAGCCTCTGTTCCGCCGGTGTCTTCTTCTTATATCCAAATATCTTAAACATTACCACTTCCCCGCTGGGCAAACTGAGAACTTAAGCCAGCTCTTCAAGGGCATGAAGCAGCCGCAGAGGCTGCACGTCTTGAAGGTTGAGTTATAGTTCTCGCATGATCTACATTGTTCTAGTCGTTGTTCACGATAGGGCTTGTTTACACTGTCTGTGTTGATGGGCGGTTCTTCATAGTCCGGAGGACTCTGCATGATATAGACTCCATTATCAAACTTTCTTTCTACCGATGTTGTATTTAGCCACGAGCTCCCACTCGTTCTTTTCCTTGTGAGGCAGGATCTTGATCTGGCTCATAGGTGCGCGTGGGTCTGCGATGACGTCGGGATCGACTACCTTGGCTAGGTCCCACTGCTCGAGGAGAGACACGATGACATTCCTCCTACCTTTGTCCTCGTCTGAGAAGTTGGTAGGCTTACCGTCGAGTGCGAAGAGCTCCTTGAAGTGGACGATATAGTACTTGCCCTGCTTGTGCAGGATATGGCATGACTGATAGAGCTTCTTCTCTTTACGAGAAGCGACACCGATCCTAGTCAGGGTCTCCTTGATCTTCAGGAAGTCTTCTTCTTCTCCTATCCTAATCTCGACCAGAGTATCGACGAGGTTCATTTAATACCACCCTTTTCTTGTTTTTGTTTTATCTCATCAAGCTGCTCTCTGGTAAGTATCCTTAGGGCAACCTCGGTGTTCCGAGTGTTGTATCCGAAGTATTCTTGAACGAGCTTAAAGTCAACGTCCCGCTGCGGTTTGTGCCACTTTGAGAAGCGTTTGCCTTTTCTGATGGTATTTATTAGATAGTCGAATTGAAGACGGCCATCTAGGTGGTGGTTTACGTTCATTTCCTGGGCGTAGGCAATACAGTCGACGAAGTAAGAGAGTCCACGGTTCACCATGAAAGATGGGTAAGATCCCTCGGATACGTCTTCAGTGAGTAGGTTCTCCTTGGTCTGGCCGACGGCCTTGATTACTTCAAAGGGGTTCATGCGAACTGGAGCTCCATCATGAGCTCGGTCAGGCAGGCCATGAGGTTGATCTCGTGGTCGGCAGCGAAGGCAGCCTGATACTGGTACTTAGCCAAGATGAGGATGAGCTCGGGAACCGACTGAGCCTTGAGGATGGTGCTCGACGCGTCGTACAGGCCACGGAAGACCGTGATCTGGTCTACGTCGGAGTTCTCGCCAACCCACTTACGTATGTTGCTGAACTCCTTGTTCTTCATCATCAAGACGAGGTCCTTGATGGATACCTCGATCATGTTGTTGAGGATGCCGGAGTCGATGCGACCTGTAGCCGAGTAGCGCTGAAGCTCGTTGAGTACGCGACGCCAGTCGGGGAAGTGCTTCTTGATCACCTCTGCGACTACTGCTTGGTCGAACTCAATGCCCTCCTTCTCGAGGATGCCGGTAACGCGCTTGAAGAACTGTCCGGCAAGCTTAGGGATGTCTGCCTTGACGATCTTAAAGTCTATGACAGAACAACGAGAATGGAGAGGCTCAATAATGCGATTGCGAAAGTTACATGTAAGAATGAAGCCACAATTCCGTGAGAACTCTTCCATGAAGTTACGCAGAGCAGGCTGAGTGCTATTGGCATTAAGATAGTCAGCTTCGTCGAGAATAACATACTTACGACCTCCAGACAGTGAGACAGACGAGGCAAAGTTAAGGATCTCGTTTCGAAGGGTATCGATGTTGCCATTCATAGACCCGTTGATTACGATGTAGTCACACTCGAGCTCTTCAAGCATGGCTCGAGCTACGGTGGTCTTGCCGACGCCCGCGCTACCAGATAGGATTAAGTTGGGGATGTTGCGCTGATCTACGAACTGCTGGAATGTAGCTTTGAGCTCGGCAGGAAGGATGGTGTCAGCGATCGCGTGTGGTCGATACTTCTCGACCCAGAGAAAGTCCTTGTCCATAATGTACTCCATGATATAAAAGGGATGCCGAGAGTAGTATTATACACCGCTCTCGGCACTTTGTCAACCCATCGTCGAGGCGTTGGCCTCTACTGCTACCCAGTACTCTACACCCTTGCCGGTGAAGTGTGAGATACCCTTGCTCGAGATCTCGACGTCGTAGTCGCCAGGAAGCACCTTGATGTTCTCGGACTTGAACACCATGCGGAAGGTCTTGTCAGTCTTACCCACGTTGACGGAGTACACGTCAGAGAATGGGTTCTTGGAGTCGATGGCCTGGAGGTTGATGTCCGTGCCGTCACCGACTACCGCGATCTCGGGAAGACGAAGCACCCCGAGACCCTTCATTACGTCGACCAACGCTTCATTGGTCAGCTTGAAAGACACGTCGACCTCTGGGAGCTTGATGCCCTTCTCAGGTGGTACGATGATCAACTTCTCGTCTGCGTACCCATAGCGCATCGACTTACCAGTACCCGCGATTGTCAAGAACTTCTCACCGATCTCAAGTGTAGGGTCGGTGAAGAGCGACAGGGTGCTGAGGAATCGAGACAGGTCATAGATCGCAAACTGCTTCTCAAACGTCTGCTCGATGGTTGCCTTGGCCATGACCGTCTTCGTAGTAGAGAACGTCGCTAGGACGTTTCCTGGCTTGAAGAGAAGCGATGCGTTGATCGAGGAGAAGTTCTTGAGAACGTTGATGGTCTTTGGTTCAAGCTTGATCTTTTGCATAATGTAACTTTCTTTCAGTTTAATTTACAGTAGGAGTAGATGCAGCGGTGACGATGCTCATGATCTGGGCAGGTGTCTCCTTACAAGACATTACCTTCCCAGACTTCAGAACGAGGGCCGTCACGTTTGGACGGTCCTCATTCATCGTGATAAGCATCGAGACCGGTTTAGTATAGCGTTCCATGACAACGATTTCGTCGGAGTCAATCCAGAACTCGTAGTTAGGTTCTGGATGTGTCAATTGGATCATCATATTATCGGTCTTCCTTTTCAATTACTTCTTGCTGAGAGCGGATGGATCAGCCGTAGCAGACGCACCGATCGACGCGAGGTCGGCAAGCGATCCACCAAAGATGTAGGTGCCGACGTGCTGCATCTTCATCCATGGGCAGAACCAAGTCTTCATGCCGAGCTCTTGGATCTTTTGGCAGAACCAATAGTCTTCCGAGAGGTAGCGCTTAGACTTCTTACTGTTGATCTCGTTAGCAGCCGCGATTACCTTTTCGACCTCTGCCTTGACCTGATCAGGATCATTGAGACGAAGCTCGCTGATGCGCTTCATCTGATTCTCATAATATACCCCAAAGTCTAATTTGTCAACCTCAGCTTGGAAATACATCATGATCTCGCGCGAGCCGTCGAACTGGGCTGTGCGGACGTGGTCGGGACGATAGCTGTACTGAGGGAACGAGTCAGCGAAGCGCTGCATGGTCTCCTTCTTGACCATCATGAAGCCCGTACCGATCTCGAGGACCTCGACTGGTTCCGAGATGGAGATGGACTGCTGATTGCCCTTTGGATTGAAGACGTAGTCGCCGACGAAGTTCTCGAGGACGTTCGGGTCCTTGTCTGCGATGCCCTTGTCGACTGCGAGCTTGATCTTCTCCCAGCTGATGCACTTCTTAGGGTATGGTCCGCCGATGACGTCGTACTCGTTGCCTTCCATGACAGACATTGCCAAGAGGGCGATGACGTCGTGTGGATTGAAGCCGATGTCCGAGTCGATGAACATCAGGTGAGTAGCGTCCGAGCGCATGAACTCATCGCAGCAGTAGTTGCGTGCGCGAGTGATCAGAGACTCGTTGAACAGAAAGTAGAACTGAAGTGGGATGCCGTAGTGTGTGCACAGTGCTGACAAGTCAGCGATTGAGCGGGAAAACATACCCGCGCACTGTCCACCATACATCGGCGTAGCGATGAAGAGCTTGTACTTGCGAAGCTCCTCGACTGGAACGTTGATCTCCATGATTATTTCTTCTCCTTGTCAATAACATCGTGAACGTATAGCTGCATCATCGCGTAGTGGATTACCTTCATGAGGTCCTTGCGCCAGTCTTCGCGCGATCCTTTGCGGCCGTATCGCTGGGCGTACTTCATTACGTTGCCCATGCAGAATCCCGTGCCGTGGCCTGAGTCCATGATGAACTCGGTGGCCTGAAACTTATTTCGTGAGTAGTGCTCACCGTACGTGTCGTTGACGTAATCGGTGATCTCCTTTATATATCGTCCCTCGTCGTACTTGTAGTTGATAGCTGTACCCATGCTGACGCTGGCAGGACCTACCGGTCCGTTCGAGCCAGCGATGCTCTTGAGGTAAGCAGAATAGTCAGTGACTGGTCCTACTGCGCCGGTCACGGGCCAACTGTTCTTATCATTAACGATGTCCCATCTATTATTCACATCAGCCATTGTGTAATGTTCCCTCCACTCTTTGCTTCAATCTCATAGGTCCTTGATAGGTTGTTCTGGTATAGGTAGTCGGTGTCTACCTCCTCGAGCTCCCCTTGGAGCCACTTCTTGATCTCACCAGCCATGTCTGCAGCCGTCTGTACCGGAACGTTCTGACAGATATGGTTTGCACTCTTGGTAGGGTCGAGGAGCTGGAAGTTGTCTGGCAAGCCCATGATCGTCATGGCCTCCCGATAGTTTATATAGCGATCCTCGTAGGGATGCGTCAGGTTAGTCGGATAGTGGCCTACGAAGGCGCCGATGTAGTCCTTGGGTATGATCGTCCCACGGCGCATGATCGACCCTCCAGCAGCGAGCTTGTCGTGCTTGTACTTACACTTCTCAGCCTCCTTGGGAAAGCCGTTGGCGACCATCCACTCCGCTACCTGCATGTAGGTGTCGCCGTGGCGCTCGATGTAGGCCTGAGTGTCGTTCTCACGCACCTTCATGGAGTCCATGGTGTCGAAGAACTGACGGTGGCTGATGCCTCCGTGGATCTTCTCGAGTACGTAGCGGTAGTACGGGTCATCGGTAGGAGTCTTCTTGTTGATGACGTCGCGCTGTGTGTTGCCCTTTGCTCCGAGGATGACGTCCTCGATCTTTGAGTGTGGACGGTTGAAGTACGAGAACATCGGGGTCTTGTCACTCTTCCAAAAGAAGTAGAACGAGCGGTTACGTACCTGAGGACCACCATGAAGCAGTGTCTTGGTACGATAGACCGACATCGTGTAGCCGTTGTCCTTACCGATCTGGCGAAGCTGGTTACGGATGTTGTCACCGATCTTACCAGCGAATCCAGGAGCGTTCTCTCCCCACAGCACCTTAGGCCGAAGGTCTTCGAGGACGTATCGAGTGGTGTCGATCATCCACTTGTTATTCTGATTGTGGTCACCGTATCCATGAGACAGCTGAGACAGGCCAGCACATGGACAGACGGAGCCGACCACATCTACATTATAACTCGGTTTCATATTCTTGTCAAGCACTAAATACGGAACCTCATTGTCGTAGTGGTTCACGATGTGCCTGTCGTTACCCCAGAAAGCCTCGTAGGACATGAAGTAGTCGGGTCGACTGTCGAATGCCTGCTCTTGACCTAGGGTCTCGCCGCCGATGAGCGGCACAATGGTCGCGTGTTTAATCGTCATTCACTTATAATCCATTGCAATGCGGAGGGTAGAGTTGACTACTTGATCCATATTTAAGTAGACGTACATACCACAGCGGCCGATGAAGGTGATCTTGGGGTTTAGTGAGCTCATCTTCTTGTATGACTCATATCGTTCTTTATTTATGTCATCGTTTACTGGATAGTAGCGCTCGAACTTATTATGTTTATAGTCGCAGGGCTCCTCAGCAGTCAAGATTGTAGCGTATGGGTTGTCGCCGTGTCCTGGAAGGTTCTTCCACTCAGTGATCCTAGTATATGGACCGTCGTGCGTGAAGTTGACGGTGGTCACCGGAAACGCTTTAGGAACCTCTACTACCTTGGTGTGGAACTTGATAGAGCGGTAGTCGAGGTGTCCGAGCATGAAGTCGAAGTACTCGTCGATAGGCTGACTGTTGAACACGTGATCGTACTGATCTTCCATCCTCTTGTGAAAGTGAGAGCGAAGACGCAGAGTGATGTTGGGATGGTCAAGCATGTTCTTGGCCATCTGTGTGTATCCATCCTTGGGAAGGAACTGATACTTGTCGTTGGGGAAGTAGCGGTCCTCGTCGTCGTCGCGGCCTGGAACCCTGTTCAAGATCTCAGGGTTGAGTTCCTCGATCGACTTGCCCCACATCTTCTTTGTGTAGGGACGATAGAAGGTGTCGACGATGTTCTCTGGTCCGACGATCTCCTTGGTGAGCCTGTTGGGAGGGAAGTCGACGAACTCACCGCTCTTGAGTAGGGCCTTGACCTTATGCTCGTATGGAAGCCACTCGGTGAAGCGACTCAGGTAGTTGAACACGTTCTCGTTGTTTGTATGGAACAGGTGTGGACCGTACTCGTGTACTCGGATACCGTGCTGGCTAGTGTAGTCGTACGCGTTGCCGGCTACGTGGTGGCGCTTGTCGATCACTGTGATGTCGTGACCAGCATCAGCTAGCTCACGCGCGATGGTGAGTCCCGAGAGTCCCGCTCCTACTACTAGGTACTTCACTTGGACGCCTCCAAGATGGCGCTGAGCTCATCACGTTCGACCTTCTTGTCGAGTGGGTGATTATCATACAGACACTCTTTCTGGAGCCGAGCTGTCTTGATGAGCTCATCGAGAGTCATCTGCTCGACATCCTTGGTCCTGAGTCCGACGTAGGCGTCGCCGTACACCGCACCTTCTCTGTCATCACAGATCAAGATCGAGCCTGCGTCTGCTACTTGAAGTGGGCGGGCACGCCACCAGCCAGAACCGGAGTGGAAGTATCCAGGCATCAGGCAACCCCACTGTGCGTTGTATATGCGGCACATGTCAGGCTCAGTGAGACGGGTCTGCTTGACCTCTTCTCCTCGACGAGCTCCGTAGAAGTTGATCTCCCAGCTCCAGCTCCCGTCGTTCTGCTGTGTAAGCCACTTGCGAGTCTTCTTTTGGACCAGCGAGGCAAAGTTCCATGCACGGATCTTGCTCGCGGGATTCACGTCGTTGTCGACGAAGCTCATGATGGAAGCAGGCTCACCGTAGTTGTTTGAAGGGGTACGGTTGAGGTGATATGGGTTAGGGTTGAAGCGGAACACTCGACTCTTGTCCCAACCGAGATCCAGCTTGTCGAGGTCACCACGATCGAACGCAGAGACGAGCAGACGGTTGTTCTTTGACAACACTGTATGTACTGCCTCGATGTATTCGCTGGCATAAGACGAGATTGTCTCTTTGTCCTCGATGCCCTGATAAAGGTCGACTAGGTACTCACGGAACGCCTTGCCGTTGTCGAGGTTCTCAAGGTCCTTGAGGTACTGACCAAAGCTCGTATAGATCTGGTCTACCTGCCAGTCGTCGAACGCGATGATGCAGTTGGGTCGCTGTGAGATGGCATAGAGTCCGCCGTACAGACGCTGGCAGAATGCCTGAATGCTGTGGATGTAGACTATGACTTCATCGTAGTGGTCGAGGTTCTCACCGAGATCGACTGCGCGCTGCTCTACCTCATAGCCCATGTCCTCGAGACAGCGGATGAGTGAGTAGTGTGATGGGACTACCTGCAGTTCTTGTACTAAGAAGTAGTCCTTCTTGCACTGCGACGCATTCATTCCCGTGATTAGAATCTTCTTCATCTTAGCTCCATATTATAAGCGCTGAGACACATGTCCTCGAGTGTCCTCTTACATTGTATATAGCCTGACTTCTTCTGTCCAACAGGGATTGAGATGATCGCTGGATCACCAGCACGTCTAGGCGCGTCGTTCACTTCAAAGTCCTTACCGCTGACACGCTTCATGGTGTCTATGACCTCTCGACAGCTGTATCCCTTACCGCTGCCGATACACTCATACGGTGTATTCTTAGGATTATACACTGCTTTCACAATTGCGTCAACCAGATCCATCACATGGATGTAGTCCCGTACGCATGTCCCGTCTGGAGTATCCCAGTCGGTGCCGTACAGGTTCATGGATGGTCTCTTGCCGGCCGCGGTCTCGGCTGCTATGCGGATGAGGTGTGTCGCGTTGCCGGTCTGTCTGAACTCGCCGTCGTTGCCGGCTACGTTGAAGAACCGGAAGATCGTGTAGTTCTTTGCCATGTTCTTCACTAGGCTCTCGGCCATAAGCTTAGACTGAGCATAGGGAGACACTGGGTCGAACGCGCCGGCAGTCGAAGCGAAGACGAAGTTCTCACAGCCGTTTGTGCCGTTGAAGTGCAGCTGCCAGTGAGTACCCATGGTGTTGTTGTGGAAGTACTCGAGTGGCTTGCTGACGGACTCCTCGACCGAGATGAATGCTGCTAGGTGTACTACCGCGTCGTATCTATAGGCCCACGTGAAGTCGTATGCGTCTCCGAACATGAGCTTGTCGACGTACTTGCGGACGTCGTTGGGTGACTGTCGGTCTATGTCGATGCCGTGGACCTCAAAGCCTTCTCGCTTGAGAGCCTTCACCGTATGGGAACCGATGTATCCTGTACATCCGGTTACGAGAACTCTACCCTTGGAAAACATAATCACTACACTCCTTCAAGACACTCAGTTCATACTCTCTATCGTTCAGCTTCCTATTTAGACCTGAAGGATGGGGTAGTGTGAAGTGCTCGACACCGAGCTTCTTGAGAGCCTTGGACGGGAACCCACCGAGGGCGAGTACCCTATCGTAGCCGACTGCACACTCGCTGAGCATGTCGAACTCAACGTCCTTGAACGAGTAGCTGCCCGGACGACCGATGCAGTTGACAAACGAGAAGTGCTTGAGACCGAGATAGTCTGCCCAGCCATAGAGTCGCTTGAGAGTGATGCAGGGCTTTACTTTGGTGGAGTTGGATGGGTTGATACCTACGATGAGTACCTTACCAGCCTTCTGGTTCACTGACGACATCGATGATCTCTTCGGTGTGAAAGTCGTGTCTGACCGCTGATACGCCAGCTTCCTTGAACATCTGCTTGGTGAACTTGTAGGCGTCTTGCCAGATGGGTGCGATGTCCGCTGGGTGACAGATAAAGACGTTCTTGATGCCTACTTGGATGATCCCCTTAGCGCATTCAGAGCATACAGGAAGACCATGAACGTAAAGATCTGCGCCGTTGAGACTAGTTCCATTGAGTGTAGCATTGTAGATACAGTTCTGTTCAGCGTGGACTACAAACTTGTACTTGATCTCCCTGTCGTGAAGGCGTCGCTCACTGTCGTCGACTCCGCGAGGGAAGCCGTTGTATCCCTGTGCTAGGATCTGACCTTGACCACCGACGGCGACCGCGCCGATCTTGGTGCTCGGATCCTTAGACCAAGTCGAGATGTGTTGGGCTAGCTTGAGGTAGTTCTGCGTCCATCGCCATGACTTACTTGACATCTTCTATCTCATTACAAAACATTTTGAAGCACTTGTTATGGTATTTCTTTATCATAGATATACTATCTCTCTCATGGCATCCAATACAATAGTTTATCTGTTTATTAGTCGGTTCTTTTCCAAGGTGAGCTTTTCTAACTGCTTCTTTAACATATTCTGGTCTTTTAGTTCCAAAAATTGGATTATTAGAACCTAACATAGCTTGAGATTGCTTAGGACGTTTTTGTCCTATAAGTTTTTTATTTTGTTCTTTTCTAAATGAAGATGCTTCTTCTTTTCTTTCTTCAGTCCATCTCTGCTTTAAGATCTTTTTTGTCTCTTCACTATGAGAGAATCCAATTTTCCATCCATGAGAACCACCAACCGCATTGTTCCATCCTATTTTTTTATAAGGTCTCATTTCTTTTTCATATAAAAAACACTCTTCTCTAGTTCCTTCAAATAGTACTTTAACTGATGATCCCTTAGGAACTCTGTTTTTTCTTAAATGTGTTTTATATCTCACGGATACGTTGTGACTAACTCCAACATATCCATCTTTTGTTGGATCTATACATGTTTCATCATATATCCAATAGACATAATTTTTCATTTTAGTTCCTCCTGATATATTCTTTATTTATATAAAGAAGGAACTAAAATGATTTGCCATTGCATTATTTGAAAATCTCTTCGTATTCTGCTTTAGTTAACATCTTACCGGTCTTAGAATATCCATCTATCATCCAGAAATCTTTCTGATAGCAATGCAGGCTACCAACTTGCCAGATGATGTCTCCAATGCCTACACCCAGGTCAGAGGCGAGCAGGTCCTGTACGTAGCGTTGCCAGGCCCAATCATTGCGATAACCCGCCCAGACGTCGTTGGACCGCATCTGGACCACCACCTGAAGCTTACCGTCACGGATCATGTACTGCACTGCGTTGGTACAGATGAAGTCGGACATGCCGTCGGTGTTGTAGTCCTTGTGCATGGTAGGACGAGTGTAGATCATTACCGCGCGACGAGAGTTAGGGTTCTTCATCAGCTCAGTCAAGACACTCTCGTACTGTAGCTCGTTCTCATACGACCAGATGAGGTAGCCATAGTTCGAGTTGATCATGCCGTCGGGAGTAGCCACCTGCTTCCAGATAGCTGGTGGGCCGCCTGGAATGCTGTTGACGTTGAGCGACATCGAGCGATACCATTGAAGCTCGCGATCGATGTAGTCTTGGTTCGGCTCGCCGAAGATAGCTGGCTCATTTGCATTGAACTGAGCGCCGACCATCTCAAGCATCTTCACACCGGTCTTGTCGGTGACGAAGTCTTCACGAGCGAGCATGTCCTTGAACACACGACGAATCGTGTTGACTGTAAATGCATAGTTCTGGGCCATTAGAGGTTACCCGGAGTCTTGATGTAGTTCACGCCGAAGCCTGGAGCTGCTGATGGAGTAATAGATTCCACTACAGCGTTTTCTAGCTTAGTAACTATAGCTCTTTTACGGTTCAAGAAGTCACGCGACGGGTCTTGGCCGTCGACCTTGCCACGAGAGTACGCGACAAAGAACGAGGCGTAGTTTGCCAAGTCTTTGGCCGAGTCGTCGAGCGATTCAAAGTTAGGGCTGTAGTTGGGATCGTGCTGCATGGCCTCGATGACCGAGCGCATGCGAAGCACCTTGGCCTGCATGACGTCGAGGATGGTAGCGCAGCCGGATGGGTAATAGTCGGCCTGCTTGATGGTCGAGTGTGGGTTCTGGTAGTCGTTGGACTTACGACGCTGCAGGTCGATGCATTCCTGCAGTACCTTGATCGATTCGCGTTCTGTCATACTTAAATCCCTTGTACTTTGAGGGTGAGAGGTCACATAGCTGCTTAGACAATTCGTTATTGTTTATAGTACCATAGATCTTCATATTTGTCAATGGGTACATCCGACACCAGTCGCCGTTGTACTGCATCGATCGAAAGCTTCTTGGGTTCTCTGACTCGTAGACCACGATGTGGTCGTTCTCGCTCTCGGGTACTCGGACGAAGAACAGACGGTCTACCTCGTCGCACTTCTTCCACTGCTTCTTACCGAGACAGAAAGACTCAAACTTCTTGATCAGGACGAGAGTCTTTACCTCTACGGTCTGATCATCCGCTGTCATGTCCTTGATGGCGTCGTACTTATAGTCGCTCATCTCAACGACGTGCTTCTCGGCCAAGAGACCCTTTACGATCTCCTCGCCGAGTGCGCCGAGCTTCTCGATCTGCTCGCTCCTAGTCATACTTCACCTTCGTGAAGAGACCATGGTTACCCTCGTGGGACGGGGCAGTCCAGCCTTCAGGCTTGATGAGGTCTGGCAGGCCGAGAGGGTTGGGACGAGTTGTCTTGATTCCGGTCAGCTTGTTCATGTTGGCCTCGAGTACCGCGTCCCATGCCTTGTGTGAGTCGACGCCGAACCCGTCAAGGGTACCGATGGCGACGACGCAGAGGTCGATGAGCGCGTCCACTACGTCTTCAGCACCCTCAGCGGAGCGAAGCTCGTCGAGTTCTTCTTGTAAGAAGTTGATGCGAAACTCCAAGAACTTTGCGAGCATCTCAGAGTCCATCTTGTCGATGACGGGATGCACGCCGTAGTGCTTGTGCATTCGCCAAATATCCATAACCCAGTCACGACTCATAATATTTTCTCCATTCTTTTTTGGAATAACTAGAATTTTTAGTACACCATCTATCAATAGTTTTTCTGGATTTTCCGGAATACTCGATAGCTTGATCTATATTTCCAATTATAACACCATTATGTTCATATGTCAATCTTTAGACATGTATCCACTCCGGTGCTTGACGTTTCTTCCAACTGTGCATGCTTGACTTACCTATCTTATAATAGTGTCGATAGTTTGTCAATGGGTCGTCGCTGATCTTGTACTCGTCGGCCATGGCGGACGGCATAGGAGTCAGCCCGAGCCTGCGCAGGTTCATAGGCGGTGACTGCAGGTGGTAGCCCATGGCCTGACACTTGTGTTGCTTGCCGTAGCGATATGTATACTCCTCGCAGAGGGCAAAGAAGTGCTCGACCAGCCAGTTGTAGTTGTCGACTGAGTCGCGACACCATACAGCCGACGGGTGGTTCATGTGAGTCGCCTTGTACATGACGTTCTCGCGCTCGTCAGGCAGTACCCACTGCTTCTGCTTGCGACCAGACTTGCTGACGCCCTCGATGAGTCGACCGTCGTAGAGACGATGGGCCGTCGAGAGCAGCTGTGCCGACTCGAGGATCATCTTGACGACGTGCTTGTCGACCATCATCTGAGCAGCCTTGATGGGGTCCTCGTCAATGTAGAAGATGTTCATCGTTTCCACTTTCTGAAAGCCTGCTCACGGTGGTAGAGGTTGGCGCGGTTGTAGAACAGGATGCCGTCGAGGTGGTCGAGCTCGTGCTGGAAGATGCGAGCGGTCATACCCGTGTAGGTCTCGGTCCGAGTCTCACCGTTTGGCTGGGTGAACCGTACTCGAATGTGCTGAGGTCGCTTGACCTTGACAATCAACCCTTGATACGAGAGGCAGCTCTCTTCAAGGAGTACTTCCTCTACGCTGTGGTGGACGATCTTAGGGTTGAAGCAGACCAAGTTCTGAGGCTGTGCCCGCATCGCGAAGACGCGGAAGTTGGTACCTACTTGGTTTGCAGCCAGACCGACTCCGTTGTTGTCGATCATGGTCTTGACCAGCTCAATCGAGAACTCGATAGGGTCGAAGGGAGGGCTGCTGAAGTCGAAGGGTAGACACGGCTTAGTCAGTATTGGGTTGCTGCTCGAGATTAGTTCCATCACGCCACCATCTTGCTAAAGTTCTTGTGCTTCTCAAACTTGATCACATTGTCGAACTTGTCCACGATCTGATCCGTCTTATGACTTATTATATACACGTTTGCATCATTTGTCAACTGGTTTAATATCTTCATGAACTCCTCGGTACCGCTGGCATCGAGTGAGCTGTCGAAGACCTCGTCCATGATAAGGATGTTGGTGTTGACCGAGTTGCGCAGCTTTGCCACTGCTCGCCACGTGAACAGCACCGCCAAGTTGATCCTCATCTTCTCGCCCTCTGAGAAGGACGCGTAGCTGAACTCGTCCCTGTAGCGGGACTTGATCGTCTCGTTGAAGTTCTCGTCAAGTTCGAACTGGACGAAGAAGTCCATGGCGCTCAAGTACTTGCTGATGAGCTTGTTGATGATAGGGATGTACTGCTTGATGATGCGCGACTTGATGCCGCCGTCTTTCAAGAGCACGCCGGCTGCCTGATAGAGGACTTGATCCTCAGACAGCTTGATGATCTGCTGCTTGGTATTCTCGAGGTCCAGGATCAGCTCGTCCAGCTTGCTGGTGTCCTTGTCCTTCTCGGTCACCTTGATCGAGTCGATCTCTTCTTGGATCTGGGACTTGTACTCCTCAAGGCTGCTGATCTTCGTGAGTACTCGGTGGAGCTCCATCCTCTTGGTGTTTATCTCGGCATGGATCTCCATGATCTCGGTGATGCGAGTGTTTACCTTATCGTACTCGGCAGACAGCTGAGTGAGACCCGCACTGACCTCTGCGATGTTGTCGTTCTTCTTGTCGATCGACTCTGCCTTGAAGCCCTCGTCGATGTTACGCTGGCAGGTAGGGCAGTTCTCGTGGTTGTTTAAGAACTCGATGTCGTTGTTTAAGTTGGCGATCTTGGCCTCGAGCTGGTGCTTGAGCCTGTTTACCTTGTTGACTCGCTTGCTCATGGCGTCCTCGTCGAGGATCTTGGTACCCAGCTCCTCGATGTCGCGGTCGATCTCAAACTTCTTGTCGATGAACTTGGCGATCTCGTCGTCGGTGGACTTGAGGCGCTCCCTCTTCTCCTTGATGAGCTTCTCACTGTTCTTCTGGATCTCGGCCATGTGCTCGCGCACCAGCTTGATCTTCTCCTCTACGAGGTCCTTGTCCTTCTCTGACTTCCAAATGTCGTTGACGTTCTCGGCTGCCTTCTGCTTGAGGAGCACGTTCATTGTCGTGAAGATCTGTAGGTCGAGTAGGTCCTCGATGATCTCGCGGCGCTGACCAGTAGGCAGCTGCATGAACGGGACAAATGAGGCAGAGCCAAGCACCACCACTTGGCAGAACGACTTGTGGTTGATCTTGAGGATCTGCTTCTCGAGGATCTCTTGGTAGTCTCGGACGTCAGAAGACTGGTTGAGAAGCTTGCCGTTCATGTAGACCTCGAACAGGTTAGGCTTCACGCCGCGGATGACGTGGTACCTGTTCTGTCCGATGGTGAACTCAACCTCTACCTGCAGCTCCTTGCGAGTGATAGAGTTGATGAGCTGTCCCTTGTTCACTTTCCTGAAAGGCTTGTTGAACAGCACGAACGACAGCGCGTCGAGGATCGTGCTCTTGCCTGCGCCGTTCTCACCGATGATGAGAGTGGTGCTAGACTTGTCGAGCTCGAGCTCCGTAAACGCGTTGCCTGTGGAAAGGAAGTTCTTATAGCGTATATGATGAAAAACTATAGCCACTTGTCTATCTCTTTCTCAAGTTTTCTTTCCATGGTAAAAGCTGTAAATTATCAACACTTGCAGCTTGTTCTATGGATATATTTTCATCAAAGCATTGTCTTAGAGATTTTATATGGTCTAATTGATAACCGCTTTCAACTCCGCATATAGTTCTAGGATAGTTATTTGGATTTATTTTATCTGCGTTCATTGCGTAATCATTCTACGCTTAGAGCCTCATTATAAAGATTCTGGATCACCATCTCGAGCCGAGGCTTGTCAACCTTGGTAGTATTGATCTGCTCGATGTACTTCTTGAAGATCGTCATGGTGTCCTCGGCCTCCTTGACGATGTCGCCCTCGTCCTCGATGTTGAGGTTGAGATGGTCCTCGACGATCTGAAGCTGGTTAGGTCCAGCCTTCTCGACGTTGTCGATGAACATGTCGAACAGGTAGGGGTTGGACTTGTTCTGGACGATGACCTTCACGATCTTCTTGCTGAAGGACGCGTAGTCGTAGTTGGTGATGAAGTCGATGGAGAACTTGGTGTCCTCGTCGTTGTACCAGATCTTCTTGAACACCGTGTAGGGGTTGCGGACGAAGCCGATGTTCCTGGTGTTGGTGTCGAGAATGTGGAACCCACGGTCGTCGTCGAAGTCTGACCACGTGAACTCGCTGTGGCTTCCTAGATAGTTGATGTTGCCGGTAGTAGACTTGTGATGGAAGTGACCGGAGCATACCATGTCGAACTTGTCGAACATCGACGCGTCCTCGCCGTGCGTGCTGATGCTGCCCCTGAACATCTCGAAGCCGTTGAGCTCGAGATGTCCTAGGGCGATCGGGGCGCTTGACTTCTTGATCATGTCGATTGAGTGCTCGCGGTTGTCCGCTGTGATCCATGGGATGAACAGCATCTTGGAGTCGCCGATGGTGACCTCCTCGGCGCGCTCGTAACGCTTGACCTCGCCGTACAGCTCGGCGATGGCGTTGACGTCGTTGGTGTTCTTGTAGTAGACGTCGTGGTTGCCGAGGATCAGGTGGAAGTCGATGCCGCGGTCCTTGATCGGCTGCATGAAGTCTTCCCTGAGACGCTTAGCCGTCAAGAAGTTTATGTACTTTCTGCGGTCGACTAGGTCGCCTAGGTGGATGACCGTGTCGATCTTCTCTGCGTCGATGAGTGGAAAGAAGACGTTGTCGAGGAACTGCTTGGTGTAGTCGTAGAAGATCGCGTTGTCGTTGCGGACTCCCCAGTGAGTATCTGTGATCAAAGCTATACGCATGAATAACCTTTACAATTATCAAAGTGGAATCTTTTCATAGCGGGTTTACCTCCAGACTTACCACAGATTGGACATATTACAATTGCTTTTGGTTCTTTACTAGCAGATTCAGACATTCTTTTCTTTGTAACTTATGTTTTAGATGTTTCTATCAGTTATCAGCGCTATCTTCATTTACGAGCTCTTCAGTTGGTTCCAGGAACTTCTCAATACCGGTCTTGACACGCTTCTTACTCTTGGTAAGCTTCGACTCGAAGTTTCGAATGATGTCGTCCGAGTAGTGGTTGTGCTTAGACTGGATCGTATGGGACCCACCGTCTACTCCAGAGTCCCACAGCTCGTCCATGATGCCGGAGTTCTCAAAGTTCTTGTGCTTGATATATGACTGCTTCTTCTCCTTGGTGATCCTTCGAATGAAGGCGTTCCATGCGATCTGAGTGAAGTAGGCGAATGGGTTGGTAGACCGCTCGGGGTTGAAGTTATCGACCGAGGCGAGACAGTTCTCGATGCCGTCTGCGATCATCTCGTCGCGGTATGAGTAGCTCATGAAGTTCGGCTTGGTGGACAGCTTGTTGCAGATCATCATGAGGCACTCGCCGACGTACCTAGGTACCTGCGGCTTGCCCTTGCCCGCCTCGTCGGCTGCCTTGCAGTCGGCCTTGTACTTG